GCTCGCGTCTGAGCGACAGGCAAACGCCATGCTAACCGAGGAAAACGAACGGCTCACCGCACGCCTCACCGCCCTTGAGTCCGAGCGCGACGCTCTACTCGCGGCAGCAGGGAAAGAGGCGGTGGCGTGGTTCCACAATACCGCGCGTGAAGGTGATAAGCCGGTCTACGAACAGGTGGCGGAGGAATATGCATGTCCCCCGGCCATTCCGCTCTGCCTATGCGCTCCCACCGCCGCTCAATGCACCGTGCCGGACGGATGGAAGCTCGTACCGATCGAGCCGACCAACAAGATGACGGCTATAGGACAAGACTCGTTACCAATCGGTCTGGAGTATCGGCGCGATATACCGTGAGATGCTTGACGCCGCTCCCACCGCCGCTCTTGAGAATGGAGACGGGCGGGATGCGCTAGAAGGCGTTGCGCAGTACTTCGAGGACAGCGGTGATCCGGAGGGCGCGGCGATGATTCGCAGGTACGCCTCCGTGTCACAGAAAGCGGGAGAGCAGCAGTAAATGGCAGACGCAGCACAACGCATGGTTGAAACCACGAAGAACGCATGGGGTGTGAAATGAGCGAAATCGAGATTGCAGAGCGCGCGGTCCAACTGTATGCGCAGCGCCACCCGAGGCCCGTCCAGGTGACGATCACTCAGGCGGCAGAAATGCTCGGACTGAGCCGGCACACGGTATCGAAGATGGTCCGCGCCGGCCAGCTAAAGCTGAATCGCTGCGGCCTTATTCCTATCGAGCAGGTGGATGCCATGCTGATGCCATGCTGATGCCAGGCTAAAGGCGAGCGGCGATGTCCTCTTCGCTCTCGCGGTAATAAACCCTGCTGAGCATTTCAAGATCCTTGTGGCCGCTGATCTTCGATAAGGTCAGCACGTCCACCTTCCTCGCCAGGCGGGTCAGCGCCTCGGCGCGAGCATCCCGAAACTGAAGCCCCGTTATCTTGCGCCGTCGCTTCGCCTTCCGGAACAATGTGACCATCGAATCCGCCTCTACCGTGAAGCAGCGCTCGCGCTGGGCGACCAGCGCCAGCAGTCGAACGGCGTGGCGAGTAAGAGGTATCCTGCGCGGCTTCTGCGTCAGGTATTGCGTCTTGTGCGTGACAGTCGCGACGCGCTTCTGAATGTCGAGCGTAGCCTTTCCAAGCTGAAGCACCTCACTTGCGCGCATTGCGGTGCGCAGTGCCACCAGAAAGGCGAGCGCCACTTCCTGGCTCTTCGTTTCAGGAGCCTGCCCGCTGACATACCCAAGCGCGCGCACGAGCGGCCTAACCTCCTTCCAGGGATCGACGCGCCTGTCGCGCGGGGGCGCCTCCTTCGGAATCTTGAGGCCGTCGAACGGGTGATGATCGATCCAGTGCCATTCCTTGCGGGCAGTGATAAAGACATTCCGCAGCAGGTTGATATCCCGGACGACAGACGATCCTGAAACCTTCTTCATGCGTGCGTCGCGCCATTCCGCGAGTTGAGGTGTTTTGAAATCCGCCAGCCTCATTTCCGCAAGGTGAGGAAAGTCACGGACGAACGCTGAAAGCCTCAAAGTCTCCTTTTTCTCGCCCTGTTTTTTACTTGAGACATCCCGGACATATCGCTTGAACGCATCACCTACCGTATGCAGTTCAGCAGGCGCGAGCTTCAACGCCTTGCGCATCTCATCTTCACGCGCAGACGCCCATGCTTTGGCCTCTCGCTGGGTGCGAAATACCTGGGTATCCCGCTCGCTTTTGACGTAGATCTGAGCCCGCCATTTGCCATTCGGCTGCTGGGTAATCGAGGCCATGTGTGGAGTACCGTGTGTGTGGAATGTGGGGAGAAGTCTACAAACTTCTACACACGGCGGTCAATCGGCACCTAACCGTGCACCATCAGGGTTAGCCTAAGCCCTTGTTTACACAAATTTCTTCACTTACCGTAGAAACTTGTATATAGTTGGTGGTGCCGGGGACCGGGGTCGAACTTCCAAGCTAGGAAGGCGAGCCCGATACTTCAAGAGAATTTATGTGGAGCCCGGTAAAGATTTCGGCAACCCTGCCGATAACCAATAATCTCACCGGGAGATTCACCATGCGCAAGATTATCATCGCTGTGGCAGCACTCACCTTTTCCGCCGCTTCGTTCGCTTCGTCCATGAGCGCCAATGCAGGGCATCACGGAGGCGGAAACAATGGAGCAATGGGCGCCGCGGCCGGCGCATTCGGCGGCGGCAGTTCGGCGGCCGGTTCTGCTGGATCGGGACAGTCAGGTATGGGCGGCTCGTACTGGTCGCCGAACCTCAATGCCGATCCGGTTGACGCTTACCAGCCTTGGCCTCAGTCGGAAATGCGCAAATACCAGCGCCCTTAATTCTGGGCTGGTGTGGACTGGGCCAGCAACTCCGTCTTACGGTCGCTCGACTGGCTGCTGCCAAAGTAGTAAGCAACCACCGCTGACCACGATGCGCCAAGCGCGCCGAGCATCAGCATGAGGGCATCATGCGCTTCCTTCTGGATCGGGTAGAACATCATCAGCCCGAGGCAACCGAAGAAGCCGAGCGTGACGAAGATAGCCAGAAACGGCGCCGTCACGCTCTTGGTGCTGATCTGCATCGCGCGCGCGCTGGCCCGGTCCTCGACTGCGAGGGAGGCCAGGGTTTCGGTGTTCTTGAACCCGGCTTGCGCCATGGCGAGCGCATAATCCTGATCAGCCTTTCTCATGGCCGCCAGTTGCTCGGGCGTCGCGCCACTGATCGCCGCGGCGAGAGTCGATTGACGGTCATCGGTCGATGCATCAGGTTTGGCAGTGATGCCGAACACGCTCTCCAGAGCGGCCACAGCGCCGCCGGCCAGTGGGCCGCCGAGGACCGTGGCGATGGTAGGGGCAAGCGTCTTGACCACGTTCAGTGCTGAATCCCATGCGCTCATGCTGCGCTCCTTTCGCTCAGTGCGTCCTTGGCAAGCGCGAGCAGCGCGAGCCGGTCTGCGTAGCCTTTCATGCCGCCATTGATCCGACGGGTAATAGTTGCAAAGTCGCCTGCATCGGCGAGATCGTTCAGGCCATGCGTATTCCAGAACCACGCAGCCGACAGCGCTGCATTCGATGGCTGTTCGAGCAGTTCAGGCGACGATACGAAGTCAATGCCCAGGGCATCGCTCGCTTTCTGGTAGTTCGCGCGGCCGGTGATCTGGATCAAGCCTCGCCCCATGAACCGCTTCCCGTCTCCCGGTTCTGTATTGCCGAGGTCTTTGCGGCCTTCGTATCCGGCCTGTGCGGGCGTTGGCCCCCACAGTTCACGCACATAGACGAGCCGCCCGCTTTCGTGCCCGATCTGCGCGAGGAACGCCGCCTGCCGCGCGTCGCTGTCGATAGCCCATAGCGCCATTGCCGCGCTGATGGGATCGGCCCATGCCTGCGTTCTCGATACCGGAATGCCGAGTGCCGCGGCGAGCGTATCGGGAGTCACTTTTGCCCCCGATACCGGCTGATCGAGATATAGGTCTGCACGACGCTGTAGACCGTCGATGCGAGCAGGGCAAGCCCCGATAGCGTGATGCTGTCGATGGCGTGTCCAACAAAAACCCCGAGCCATGCCGGTGCGGTTTTGGCTACCGCAATGAGTTGTTCTTTGTAATGTTCCATGGGTTCAGTCCGGGATCGTGGCATTTTTTCCATCATCCGCATCAATCGACTTGAGGCAGTGATCCTTCTGGAAGATGTTCAGGAACTTGCAGAGCACGCAGGCCCATACCTTCCCTTCCTTCATCCCTTTGCCTGCTCGGCTGCTCAGGGTTTCATCGCTTGCGCCGCCGGCCGCGACATTGAGGGCTCTGTCCAGTAACAGAAGCCAGTTCATCGTGTACCGCAGTAGAAAGTTGAGCATCGCCGTTCCCCGTTATGCGTATTCTTCGATAATGAAACCGCCTGTATTGCCCGCTATGCCGGCTGCTGCCGACTGGTTCTGAAGCACCGTTGCACCGATCCCGCCCTGGCCGAGCGAGCCGAGCGGAGTCTGACCACCGTAGCCGCCGATCCCATTACCCGATCCGCCGATCCCCACCTGTCCGACCTGACCTTGACCCGATACAAGGAATGTCCCTGTTCCAGATGGCGCCGCCGCCGGCCCTCCAGGCGCTGCGAATACGGCGCTCGTCGATGCCAGTCCGCTCGTGCCGCCGGGGCCGCCAGGAAGCACCAGAAGCGAGCCAAAGGAACACTGCTGCCCCGCTCCGCCGGTCCCACCAGTTACGCCCGTCCCTGCAGCGCCGACCGTTACCGTCTGCGAAGCGAGCCCCGAAGCAATCCAGATTTCGCCGTATGCACCGGACGAGCCGCCGGCGCCGCCTGCGGTCTGTCCTGATGCTGTCGCACCACCGCCTCCACCTGCACCACCACTGCCGGCCCCGCGCACGCGCGCAGCAGTCGCTCCGGGCGTCGGCGTATAAGTCCCGCTCGCCGTGATCTTCTGGATATTCAGCAGAGCGCCGCGACCACCGGTAGAGCCCGAGACCTGAAAATTCGTGCCGTCATAGGTGACCTCGACAACCTGGCCAGGCCGTATATCGCCGACCGCGAGCGAAGTCGATCCGAATTTCGTGATGCTGACCGCGCCGAGTCCGTTGACATTGAGCGTGACGGCTGCGGTCGTGTTGGCGCCGGCTGAAATGAAGCGGAACCGCTGACCTTTCGCATACGCCGCCGGCGCGATATTCGCAGCGCCCGTAATCGTGTCGGTTCCCGACACTGTTCCGAGCCAGGTAGGAGTACCATTCTGGAAGTCCTGAACCGAGATCGGCTGCTTCTGCGCCGTTGCGTTCGCCATGTTCGTGAGCGTGAAGCCGCCCATCGGCAGATTCGCGGCGACCTGTTGCTGACCGTCCTTCGTCAGGCAGATGGAGAGCGCTGCTGCGATGTCCGCATCCTGACCTTGCATGCGCGACGAACTGATGTTCAGGCCATTGGCTGCATCGGCTTGCCAGTTATATGGCAACGAGTACGAACCGCTTCCGTTAAAAGGCATCTCAGACCCCTATGAATTCAGAACAGTCCTTGCGCATCGTCCTGAGCGTCGTCATGACCGGTTTGTTAAGTGCTGGGTTGCGTCGCATATATGCCCTATTGCTTCGCTGGTGCGATGCCATTGAGGAGCGCACTGCCAAGCGCCGGGGCCAATGGGACCCCATAGCGAGAAAGCGCATTCCCTACTGGGACCGCGGCAGCCGGTCGTGACATGAGCGCAGCCTGGGCTGCACGTTGCCCGAGTGACGTGTAAGGAAGCGCGAGAGCCGCTCCACCGACGGTTGCTGGTATTGCCGCACCAGGCGGAAGGAATGCATGCCCTGCCGCTGCCGCGCCGAGCAATCCAAGCATCGAGCGCCCTGCCGTTCCGCTGTCTGGATATTTGGAACCAAGCACCTGCTGACCCGCGCTTGAGAAGTCCTGCATCAGCGCGTTTCCGGTCGCTGTGGCGCCTTTCCCAACTGACTTGTCTGCACCACGCACGGCGTTCTGAAGCTGGGCTGCAGTGAAGATCCCGCCGTTATTCATCGCCCCCTGAGAGCCGGCCGCGCCGCGCAGGCGCACGAAATTCGCATAGGCGGCGTTCGCGTTCGATAGGCTCTGAACTGCTTCGGGCGCGTTATAGCGCGGCAGCGACGATTCAATCGAGTTGCCAATCTCGCGGATTGCCTGCCCGAGCTGGCGATTATCGAAAGACGGATCGCCTAGATAGCCGGCCGAAATCTTGCCCAGTTCGCTTTGAACGCCCTTGAGCGTTTGCCCGTCCATCTGTCCCTGCGGTCCGAGCTTCCCGAAGATCTGTGTCTTGAGAACGTTCATGAACGTCTGCTGTTGTGCTGACGGCAGCCCCTGCGCCATGCTCGTGAGATTGGCGATGTCGCTCTGGAATTGCGGGTCCGAGGCCTTGAACGTCATCTTCGATAGCGCATCGTCGTATGCGTCATTGATCGTCGATTTGACGGCCTGCACACCTTCATTCCCAATCGGGCCGCTATACGTCTTCCCAAGAGGCGCGAGCACTTCGTTATAAGTGGCCGTGTTGAAGCTCTGCACTGACCGCTGCTGTGCGTTCTTGATGAGGTCTCCAAGCACGGGAATGCTGGTCGCCTTATCTTCCATGCGCTGCCATGCGCCGCCGAGAATCTGTCCAGGCGTCATGGTCACGCCAGCTTTCGCCAGCGCTTGCTGAGCCTGGCCGCCAGCGCCGGAGAGTGCGGCGCCAATTGCGCGGGTGAGTGGAGCAGATACAGCGCCCGTTGCGGCGCCCGTTCCCATCTGCCCGAGTTTCTGGTCCGCGAAAGTCTGCCCCGGTTGCAATTCGCCGACGGGCTGCAATGCTCCGTTGACAGCGCCTGATAGAGCGCCCGCGCCCGTGACGCCAGCCATTCCAGAGCCAGCCGGAAGAATCGCAGCCAGTGGAGCAGTGGCCAGCGCCTGACCGCCGACGCGCCCCCAATCTATCCCGCTGCCGCCCTGCGCGGCACGTTGCGCATCGTATGCCTGGTCCTGCTGGCTCACGGTCTGCTGCATCTGCGGAATTGCTGCACGCGCGCTCTTTGCAAAATCGGAATCAGGCGCGATCTTGTCGGCGAGCCAAGAGAGCCCGTGAACGATGTCCTGAGCACCACCCTTAACGATGTCGCCCGCGCCCATCACGACAGAACCGGGGACCTTCCATTGAGAGGGTTGCCCGGCAGCGGTTTGAGGTGCCGCGGCTCCCGTGCCGCCCGCTGCCGACGCCGGGACTGATGGCGCAGCGTTGAGATATGCATCGAACGATGGTGCCGAAGCCTGAGCGGGCGAGGCGTTCATGTAGTCGTCGAAGCCGCTCATTTCAGCAACCCATTGTTGTATGCCCACTCGAAATTCGAGCGCAGGGCTGGATTTGACTTGATAGCGGACTGCACCGCCGCGCGCTGCGCGTCCCCCGACAGACTCAGGATCGGCATCATCGATGGCTTGATTGCCTGATCGAACTGGTTTTCGAGAGTCGTATATTTTTTGGAGTCGCCCGACTGGTAGACAGGCGTCAGCAGACTCGCTTTGAGCTGCTGCGCGCGAAGCTGATTGATCTGGGTCTGCAAACCATCCTGGATTGCCTTGTTGGGCTTTCCATAATCGGGAACAGATTCGCCGGTCAGTTCGCGGCCTTTGTCTGAGCCATTTGTCCCGTTCTGGCCAGCAAGAAGCTGGATGACGTTCGCGCGCTGCTTTTCATACTCGGCCGCATCCGGGCTGATCGTCGGCGCAACCATGGTGCCGAGCGCCCCAGCGGTCAGAACCGGATTCTTCCGTGCGGCAAGTTCCTGCATTTTCTGCAATGCGTCGAGCGCGCCATTGGCGCTTGAACTGATCCCCTGGAGCTTTTCATACGACGCCTTCATGGTGTCCGCGCTGGCCTGTTGCGAGGCATTCGCGTTCGAAGTAGCGCCCAACGGTGGAGTCGCCGCAGCGCCACCCTGGGAAGCACCCCCGCCAAAGACGCCCTGCGGACCATTCTCATGGAGGGAAATCGCCGTGCTCAGCGACTGACGAACGAGAGGATTCGACAGGTCGATCTTCTGGTTCGGGCTGATGCCGAGGCGCTGCGACACGTCCTTGATATACGCCTGAGTGTCGTTCTCGTTGGGAGGCGCCCACTTCGAGATAACGCCTGAGAGCGTATTGACACCCTGCTTGCCATAGGATGCGAGATTGTCGTCCAGTGCCTTCAGGCCCGTCTGCATGTCGGGATACTGCGCGAGTTTTCCGCCCGGCATCATCGCACCGGGGTTGTTGTTGCGGACAGGAGCAGGCGCGGTCGGATTCGTTACCGCAGCTTCGTTCGAATACACCATCGAATGAGTCGTGGGGTCATAGACCTGAACCGGCTTGAACTGAGCGCCGCCGGCAGCAGTTGCCGCGGCGTTCCCCTGCATGACTCCCTGCGCGCCTTGAACGGGTTGTGCAGCTACGACATTTCCAGACGCATCGAATAGCGGATTCGAGCCAGCGGGAAGCTCAGGGTTGTTCGCGATTGGCTGCATCGTGCGCGGGTCGCGGAAGATGCCTGTCCCGGTGACGGGCGCCACGAAATTGTTTTTAAACAGCGCACCTGCATTAGCTGCAACCGGGTCCATATGCGCAGCCAATGCCATGCGTGTTGCGTCCGTCGGCGTGAGGAAATCCATGCGCTTCTTCGCATATTCCTCAGGTGCCATCATGTAAAGCTGCTTTGATTCGGCAGCCGTCATCCCTGGGATAGAGAATGTCCCAGGGTGCGTCACGGTCTGCATCGGCGTTGCCACACCGTTCTGTGCGAGCGCAGCACCGAGAACGCGCGGGTCAGGCGAACCCTGCATGCCGCCCATGCCGGCCGCAGGGCCAGTTAGTGAACCGCTATCGGCGCCCGTCACCGGGGGTGCGGGCTGCGCTACCGGCACTTGTTGATCCTGCCCGAACGCATTTCCGTACATCTGCCCCATGATCTGCGCCTGCTGACCCATCGAGTCGCGCGCGATCTTGTTGCCCGCGTACATGTTCGCCATCTTGGCGAGACCTTCGAGCGGGCTGATGCGATAGCCTATGCCGCCGACCTGACGATTGCTCGTGTCGATCGGCTGCAATCCCTGCTGAAGCAGCGCCTGCCCGATCGCCTGCTGCTGCTGCAGCTGCATCAGGTTCTGCTGCTGGTCAGGTGGCAGCAGCGCCAGCATCGGATTCATCCCCATAGTGGGCTGAGTCGGCATTTCAATATCCTCCGTACAGACCGAGACCGCCCATGCCTTGCAGCATCATCTGGCCGACCAGTTGCTGTTGTGGCGTC